TAAATGATGATTATGAAGGTGGCGAAATTGAGTTTCCTTCTTTTAATATTAAGTATAAACCAGAAGCGGGGGATCTAATAATGTTCCCATCATCATATGCATATAGACACAAAGTAAACCCAGTAACCTCTGGAACAAGATATTCGATTGCGAGCTGGCTAAGATGATAATAAATGACCTAGAGTCACCTAAGTGTAGGATAATAAAAAACTTCATCTCAAAAGAAGAATGTGACTGGCTAATTAGATATTCAGAAGATTCTGATTTGTGGTCAAAGCACAACAGACAGAGGCAAACATTTAAAACTGAGGAGGATTATAAGTCAGCCGCAGAGCATTGGGACAACAGAAGAATAGAAATTAATGAGTTATATAGAGAAGGTATGGAAAACTATAAAGACCTATTCAAGTTTGTAGTACCCATTCAAGAAAGAATGGAAAAGCAGGTAAAGGATTTCTTTAATCCAGAATTTGAAATTTATAGCGAGCTTTGGGAGATTGTAAAGTGGTATTATCCTCATCTACAAGAGCCACATGTTGATTTTATTGATCCAGATTTTGATATTTCTTCTATAGATATAAACAAAGTTCCAAAGCAGTGTAAATATTTCTTTGATGAAAAAAATATATCTGAATACAAAAGACTATTTACAAACAAAATATATACATCTATGCTTTATTTAAACGATGATTTTGAAGGTGGAGAGCTTTTCTTTCCGCAGCATAATGAGTTCTCAATTAAACCAGAGGCTGGAATGCTACTAATATTTAGCGGTGACATTAACACAATGCATGGCATAAGACAGATACAGTCTGGTAGTAGGTATACCCATACAACCTTTTGGACAAAAGATCTTTACAAATCAAGCCTTGTTGCAATAGATAAAAAACGAGGCAGGTTTATGAAAGATAAACTGATTGACTAAAATGAAAGAATTATATATAATAGATATAGAGGAGACAAAATGAATCAGCCAGAAATATTAGCACCAGGTGTGCTTGTTTACAGAAATACATTTACTGAAAATATGAACCTTATCAATAGACTGGAAGAATGTCTATCCTCAGACCCAAATGCAGAGGGAGTTGGATATTCAGATTCCCCACATGCTACTTATAAGTGGAAGCAGGCCACTACTGGATATGCCAATAATGATTTAAAATATAGAGATGCATTTGACTTCAAGGTTAAGAAAAACAATGAAAGCGATGAAGGCAAAAGTCCAGACCAAATTAAGCTAGAAAAGATTTGGGAAGACTCTAAAAATGCACAGCTTGGCCCAGTTGAAGATTATAGACAAAGATTTAATGTCGCTCCATTAAAGTACTGGGAGTCATTTAATTTTGTAAAGTATGGACCAGGCCAGCATTTCCAGGTGCATTCAGATCATGGCTACTCATACATTTGTGTACTTTCATCAGTTGGATATATTAATGATAATTACGAAGGCGGAGAATTATACTTTGACAAGTTTAATCTAAAGATAAAGCCTAAAGCAGGAGATTTATATTTATTCCCATCTACATATTTGTTTTCACATGCATCTCTTCCAGTAACAGAAGGAACTAAATACTCTATAGTAACAATGTTGGATTATCTAGAAGCTCCTCATACGCCTGATTATAGAGAAATTGAAAAGAGATATACTGAGGGTTATGCATAATATACATGTTTATAAAACTGCAAAGTATCCAGGCACAATAACTCAGCTATCAGTAAAAAGAGATTGGATGGAGAATACTGTAGATAGGCATGCCTATAACTGCTTTCCAGTAAGCCTTGCAAACCAACTAGGCTGGGGAATATCTTTTCCAGAAGACATATCTTTTATATGGGATGGAGTCTCAGATAGTAGCCCAGATCACGTAAAGATACTTGCAGGAGAAAAATATTGTCATACAAATAGAGCAAACGGAACAATTAGCTTTAGAACAGGTCTTACATTTAAGACTGAAAAAGAAACAACAACATTGATAATGCCAGTTCCAAATCAATTTATAGATGGAGCCCAAGCATTTACAACTCTTCTAACTACTTCTTTTTTTTCAGGAGATGTCCCAGTAGTTTGGAGAATCACATCCGCTGGTAAAATTATAACAATTCCAGCAGGGACTCCAATTGCAGCCATAGTGCCAATTACAATAGCTGATTTAAATAATTCAGAAGTAAATATTCATGATGGAAGAAACTACGTTGGCGCACCATTTGATGGTAGAGAATACGGCGAGACAGCTGAAAGAATTAATCAGCAAGGCAAGTGGGCAGGATTTTATAGAAATGCTACAGACCACCTAGGTAATAAAATTGGTGAGCATGAGGTAAAGGTTATTAGGTTAAAAACAAATGGGTAACAAGATAACATTTCATTCTAATAGACTTTATAACATAATCAGTGAAGACTATCACCCTAAGCCAGCAAAAAATTTAACTCCTGAGTGGTTCAAGAAAGCAGATAAGTTTGAGCTAAATAAACAGACTGGAGAGTACTGGCCAAATGCAGAGGGTGGCCTAGTAAGAAGCTTTAAGTCTTGTCCAGGGTTACTTGATATATTTATAACTGGCTACTTCTATGTAACTCCATGCGATATTGTATTTACAAAGCTAGAAAGTGGAGATGTCATAGCAATTCCAGAACCAGGCTATGAAGACTTTGTCGGATCTAGAGCGCCGATGAATGAGTTTCCAGTTCCACATGGGTATCTAGATAGCCATTTCCACTGGTATCCAAACTGGGCTCCTGAAGTTCCTGATGGATATAGCGTTTTGTATGTAAATCCTATTAATAGATTTGATTTACCGTTTATAACCACCTCTGCTATAATAGATAATGATAAGATGAATACTCCAGGCCTTATCCCATTTTTCTTAAGAGATGATTTTGAAGGCAAGGTTCCAAAGGGAACTCCATACCTTCAACTGATACCATATAAAAGAGAAGACTGGAAAATGGAGCCAAAATTTCACGACATCGTTTCTTTGCAAGAAAGACACAATGCTCAGGCAAAAAAGTTTAGAACAAAAGACGGCGGTGCATATAAGCAAACCGTTAGATCTCTTAAGAAATATGAATAGGTAGACAAATGGAATATACTAAAAGAGCACGATACGCAAGAGAGACAATAACACCTTCTGGATATTTTGGTAATTCACCAGACAATGTTGTTGAGCTAGAAGATATGGTTACTCCAGAAGAGCAGCACTACCTTCTTACATTTGCAAAGAATAATACAATATGGGATGTAACTGAGTCTCAGTGGAATGAAAATGGAAGCATTATTTATGATCACAGGGTATGGGAAGATAGAGTTGCAACTATGAATACTCTATTAAAGGCAGACCCTACTGGAGAAGTTGTTAGAATTCTTGACCGTGTAATTGAAAGAATGACACCTCATATTAGAGAAAAATTTCAGGTTGAAGTAAAGCCAACTGATGCTGCAATTGTTAGGTGGCCAGTAGGCACAATGCAGTTCCCACATGCTGACAAAGAGCTTCATGAGGGACCAGATGCTGGAACACCAAACGAGTTTCCATGGTACGATCTAGGAACAGTATTTTATCTTAACGATGACTATGAAGGCGGAGAATTATTCTTTCCACTTCAAAATATTAAATTTAAGCCTAAGCCAAGAGCAGCATACTTCTTCCCTGGGGATAAGAACTATATTCATGGCGTTACAAAGGTTACAAGTGGGACTAGATATACTGCCCCATTTTTCTGGACAATAACAAAGTTGGGGTTAGAGGATGACAAGTAAGCACGAGTACACATCATTTGAGTTATTACCAAATGTAAGAATTTATCAAGGATTACTGCCAGACGCAGATAATCTTTATGACATCATGAAAAGGTCTGAGCGCACTTCAGAAGGCAAATATTACTTAAGAACTTGGGACCAGTGGTCTATTTTTGGAACATACTCACAGCAAAAGCATGATGATAATGAGCCTAGAGAATTTGGCCCAATGTATGATGAAGAAAAGCATCTTTCAGATCGTGTATACGAGGCATACAATACTGCTATTGAAGATTATGTAGATAGATATAATGTGCAGATGCCACCAACATCTAAGCTTATGACTTCTTCATTTTCTAAATACAATTCTAATATTGACATGATGAAAAATGAAATGACAATGCAGTATCACACTGATTATATTATTTCAGAAAGAGATATGCCAGGTCCAAAGTTTCTTTTGACATGTACAACCTATATCAATGATGATTATGAAGGCGGAGATATTGAGTTTGTTATTGATGATGTATATTATCCATACAAACCAAAAGCAGGAGATATTCTAGTGTTTCCATCTACAGAGCCATATTTCCATGGAGTTAGAGTAATTAAAAATGGAGAGAAGTTCTTTATTCGTAATTTCATTCAGCACATTTTTGATGGTACCCCAGAATGGATAGCAAACCAAAAACACTTTGGGGCGTATAGATGGTCAAAGATGGAGTGGGATAGAATTGAAAAAGAGAATCCAAAGAACATGAGATACTCTGAAAGAAAGCATTTAGGTTATGAGTCATGAGTGTACCAAAGATAAGAGATGAGTTTTTTATAGTAGAAAACTTTATTGATCCAGAGACATGCCAAGCTGTTATTAAATACTTTGACTATCTTGTTGATAACAAAGTTTTAAAATGGAATGAGATTTCATTTTATGGATCACAGGCAATGGGATACTGGCCTTCAGATGATAGACTTAAGCTCTTTGGCCTATCCCCCAATTTCTTTGGAGATTTAAAAGAAAAAATAAAATCAAAGACAGAAGAACTTTTAGGCTTTGAGGTTAATGAAGTTAGCTACCATGCACAAAGATGGATTGAGGGTGCGTTTGCAGACTATCACTCAGACAACTCAGATGATCATGGAAACCCAACGGCTTTTGAAAAAAGTAAGTACGCTGTTTTTATTTACCTTAATGACGACTTCGAAGGCGGTCATCTAAAGTTTAAAGACGGAAGTATTGATATAAAACCTGAGATTGGCCTATGTGCTATATTTGCTGGAGGCCACACAAGAGAACATATGGTCACTACAGTAAAGGGTGGCATCAGATATACTATTGGATCTTTCTGGGATGACGCTAGCTGTGTATACACAGAAGAGCAAAAGAAAGCTTGGGAAGATGAATTAAAGCAAGTTAGAGCAGAGCAAGAAGAGCTTTACAAAAAATGGGCAACACCAGAAGGAAAGCCTTCTATGCCAAAGGGTAGAGAATGATAAAAGAAGTATTAGCAGATGGAATATTTTATTACAAACAGTTAATTGCAAATCCTTCTGCCTTTATTAAAAAAATTGAAGAGCTTAATTTAAAGTTTAAAGATAACCCAACTTTAAGCAATTGGGAGCCATGGGTTTCTAGCACAAGACCAGATGATGTATTTGGAGAGTTCAAGTCTGGACCGTATAGGTCTGGCTTGGCTGGATCATTTGACGAAGAGTCTTTTTTAATTGTTTCTACAATACATGATGCAATACAGATGTGTATTGATGATTATGCGGAATCAACAGATAAGGACTTAGGGTTTTTACCAGATGAGATTACAATAAGAAAGTATCATCCAGGTGGCCAAATGGGTCCACATATAGATTGTGAAGAAGATGATGATGAGGCAAGGCTTACAGCATCAATTGTTTTTTATTTAAATGATGACTTTGAAGGTGGAGATGTTATATTTAGAAATCATAACATCAAGCTAAAGCCAGAGCCAGGTAGCCTGCTTATGTTTCCATCAGTAAAACCATACTATCACGAATCAACCCCAATAATTTCAGGATTCAAATATATGTGTCCTGCGTTCATGTTCAAAAGAAGTAAATTAAACTAATAGGTGGTATAATTAAAAAATGAGTACAACAGGTATAAACGGCTGGAGATTTCCAAGCTATTCAGATTCACCAGACGTCCCTAGAGACCTGGGAGTCCTTGCAGAAGACATTTCTGCCTTTATTGAAGCTAACCCAGGACCACAAGGCGAACAAGGCCCAAGAGGTACTAGTGTACTCAATGGTACAGCCAACCCAACAATATCAAATGGTGTTGATGGCGATTTTTACATTAACACAACAAGCAATTCTATCTTTGGACCTAAAGCGTCAGGCGCATGGGGATCAGGAACTGCAATGGGTGGAAACAGCGTATTGCATGGAACCTCTAATCCAGCATCAGAAGTTGGATCAGATGGAGACTTTTATATCAATACATCTTCAGTAACTATATTCGGCCCTAAATCCTCTGGAGCATGGTCTTCAGGAACAAGCATGGTTGGGCCTACAGGAGCCACAGGAGCCACAGGAGCCACAGGAGCAAAAGGAGATGCAGCTGCAACAATTCAAGTTGTTTCAACCACCACCTCGCTCTCTGGATCAGATGCTCAAGTAACAAACTCTGGAACATCAAGCAATGTTCTTTTAAACTTTGTAATTCCAAGAGGTCAAAATGGAGCAGATGGAGCACCAGGTGCTGCAGGTGCACAAGGCCCACAAGGACCAGCGGGAGTCACTCCCTCACTAAATCCAATTTCAACAATTATTGGTTTGAATACTACAATTACATCTTCAGTTGGAGTCTCATCGAACTGGTTCCCACTTTCAACTAATGCATATTCTTTGGGAATCATAGGGCCAATTGATGGCGGTACAAGCTCTACAACTAGAGCATGGAAAAACATTTATTTGAATACTGCGGCAACAGTTATTTCTGACTCAAGAACAAAAGAAAATATTATTGCTTCAGATCTAGGACTAGATTTTATAAATAATTTAAATCCAGTAAAATACACTAAGATTGATGGAGACAGAACTCACTACGGTTTAATTGCACAAGAAGTTAAGCAGGCAATAGATGAGTCAGGGGTTGAAGATTTTGGTGGATGGGTTATATCAGATGTAAATGATCCAGAAGGCCAGCAGGCACTTAGGTATGAAGAATTTATTTCACCATTAATTAAAGCGGTACAAGAACTTTCAGCGAGAGTAAAAGCACTAGAAGAGGCGTAAGACATGTCATATAAATACACAGTCTTACAGGATAAGCCCTCATCCTTTTTTTTACTAGACGAAGTAAGGTCTGGTGCAGCTGGGTCATACAATAGCCTTGTAGACCTTTTTGCTACATATCAGGATCTAAAAGATAATGGCGTATCCTATTCTGCATTAAGCGGACTGCCTATTTATGACTACTCGGGAAATGCAAATAACGGATATGCAATTAATGCTTCATCAAAAGAATTGCTTCCACTTGTGAGTGGCGGCGTAAGAGGAACTCTAGTAGAGCCAGAAACAATGATTGTTTATGATGTGAAAGGTATTGCAAATAAATACTATGCAGATAACTCATTTGATATAGAAGCCTGGGTATTGCTTCCAAAATATACATCATCCAAAATAGGTATTGTTTCAGACTCAATAAATAGCATTGGTATTTTTTATCAGTCAGGCAATGTCATATTTCAAGTTGGATCAAATCAAGTTTTGTATAAAGTGACTTCAAATGAGGCTATACATATTGTTGGTCAATTCTCATCTAATACGCTTTCACTTTTTATTAATGGCAATAAGGTAAGCACTAAGCCTGTTAATTTATTTAAGTTTTCAAATGAAGAAGTGTCATTTAAGTCGGGACCTACTAGTTCTGCATTTATAATAGACTCAGTAGCATTCTATAAGTACAACTTGTCTCAAGAGCAGGTGCTTAAGCACTACCTGGCGGGAACAAAAGAAACTAATACATTGCAGATAGTGCAAAATGACAATGGCTACCTATTTACAATGAATGCCTCCCTGATGAAACCAGTTCATAGATATGCCTACCCTTCTAGAATTAGATGGACCGATGTAATTAACGATTCTATTAAACTATCAGGTGACTCTTCTTATCTATACTTTGATGAATCGCTTGAGGGATCATTTGTTTTTGTAGACACAATTAATTTACCAAGTTCATTAGGTGCAGTCACTTCCCAGATATACTGGCAATCAGATACTGATGGAATATCCGTAAGTGT